GAGATGCAAGAAATTGCCAATGCCAACTTGCATTTGATTGGCGAAATCTATGATCAAGTTGTTGCAGAAGAAAAAGACTGGGCAGACTATTTGTTTAGCCGTGGCGCCATTGTTGGCCTTAACGCAAAACTATTACATCAGTATGTTGAGTATATTGCCAACAAACGACTAAAAGGTCTTGGCGTTGAAACACGTTATGATCGCAGTGCCAATGACAATCCTTTGCCTTGGACAGATCATTGGACCAGCAGCAAGGGCCTGCAAGTAGCGCCACAGGAAACAGAAATTGAAAGTTATGTTATTGGTGGTATTAAACAAGACGTAAGCAAAGATACCTTTGCTGGATTTAAACTTTAAGGAAAAAAATGTTAATTGATGTCAAACGTGATGGTGATGTAGTGACTCTAAAAATGAGTTCAGGCGAAGAACTTATTGGTACTTACAAAGATGACGATAGCTTAACGTACACCATTGATCGCCCAGTAACACTAAGTGTTGGTCCCAAAGGTGGCCCAGCACTTACTCCGTACCTGATGACAGTTAATCCTGCCAACACACGCAATCTAAAGATCAACCGAGCACTGGTAGTGTGCGTGGCTAATACTGACAAAGAACTTGCTGATCAATACAGCAGTGCTATGAGTGGTATCCAAGTTGCGCCAGCTGGATTGAAGTTCTAATGCCAGCGGTACATCGCCAGGGTGATGCCAACGATGATGGCGGCATAATTGAAGATGTGCCACAAGGTACTGTCTACGTCAATGGGCAATTGGCCAGCGTTGATGGCAGTACAGTATCTGATCATAGAACAGGCGAGATCAATGACACAACCACTGCAAACGGTAGCCCTACTGTTTTTATTGGTGGAATTCCTGTAAATAGGGAAGGTGACGCTGATACTTGCGGCGATAGTCGGGCAGACGGTAGCCCTGATGTACACGTAGGTTAAAATGAAATCTCCCATAAATACCTGGGAGATTTCAACATGTGTGATGCAAAAGCGCCTGGCTCAGGTGCAAGATTAACAACAGAAAGCGGGGTAATATATTACCCTAATACACCCGAAGGCGATGCTGCCATGCGTTCTGACATGGCCAAAACAATGGGTGCTGGAGCCGGCGAAGGCGGACAACCACCTGGCCCTCCAGATACCAATGAGCCTACAGACTGTGCTGAATATGATGACAGCATGTGGGACAAAGGTTGTAGTAAATCATTCAGATATTCACACATGAATCGTAAACCAGTTGGCGGCAGCGTCACAACAAAAACTGCAGCATGTAATTGGAAAGCTCTTTGCGAAAACATATTAGACAAAGTCAAAGCTGAGTTTCCAGGTATGAGTATCAGTTCAGGATTCCGCCCAACTTCGTTTGACGGGTCAACCACAAGTGACCATACCAAAGGCAAAGCGGCAGACATTCAACTGTTGCAAGGTGATGCGGTTGAAGGAGCAAAGAAAATGTTCAAGTGGATTGGCGCATCTGGTTTGCCATTCAGTCAATTGATCTTTGAAGGACGTTGGGTACACGTGGCCTACAACGGAGCAAGTCCTGCAAGTGTAGCAGTACTGGTAGCCCGCAATGGTTCAGCGCCTTATCAAAATGGCGGCGGTCGCGGCGGTTCAGCATTGCCACCAGACCTACGCTGGGCATAAGTAACACACTATGGCAAATATCCCAGTTATTCCCGGAGTCAGCGTTGCAACCAAAGGCATTCTTAACAAGCCCGTTAAAGATATCATTTGTGCTATCTTGTTTGGTGGTATCAACAACATGCTCAAAGGTCCGCTATTATGCGTAAACTTTGACCTTAGCAAGATGGCTGAAGAAGCAGGGCTTGCTGGTCTAGGTGACCTCAAGGATGAACTAAAGGATGTGCGTGACCAATTAAAAGCAGCCGAAGCACTGGCAGGTATTCCAGAAACATTGGGCCGTATAAATGCTGCAATTGCAGAAGTACAAAGTTTATTGGCGTTAGATGGCCTATGTAAAATTCCATTGAGGGCACCGTTGATTCCTGATGTCATTGGCCAAGTCATTGACGCTGAGTATAGGGAATTGAATGCAATTTTAAACGATTTAGGTCGTTTGGCCAAACCCAGTATTTGTTTATCTGGCAATGGTGGCATCGGAGCCGGCGGAGGTTACAACCCTGACAGTATCTTAGGAAGTCTAAGCAAGCACGTTGGTAACATGGGAAATATTCCAGGAAAGCAATTGGATGCATTAAAGAAAAGATTGCAAGGTGTAAACAAAGCTCTTAATAAATCAATCAACAGACAACTGTTTCCAGACTTCCGCCATAAGCATGATCTAACAACCGGTAAGCCATATACGCCTGGCGGTGGTCCTACAGTTGCATCCGCACCACCATTGGCCAATCAATGGAATCCACCTTACCCACCACCTGATGTACCCAACTTAAAAAGTGCAACAGCCACAGCACAAACTTTGGTAGCTGGCATAAAACAAACTGGTAGCTATCCAGTAAAAGTAGACGGTATTGAAAATGCCAACATATGGATGCCAATACTAGGTCCAGAAGTATACAGTTTAGCAGTAACAGCATTGACTCCACAAGATCCCTTCTTTGCACAAGAAGAACCCATTTACGACTATTGCGGCAAGTTGGTCGGATATACTTCTACAGTTATATCAGGTGATAAAAATGATCAAGGTGGTAACCCAACCGAAAATGCAATATTAGATCCAATGCCAACAGCTTTTGAGTTTTTATGGATCCGCGATAGAAATTGTTGGGCAGTGACTGGTAAAGAAAGTGAACAAACAATCAATGGTCGTAAAGGCATTTACTTAAATGAAAGTCCACCAATAGAATTACGCCGAGGATACAATCATACATTTAGTATTCCTTCTATTGACATCAGTGGTATAGGTGTTGCTGAAGAATTCTTTATTTGTTATGTTGATGAGAATCTAAAACCTCGTAAGTTACTAAACGGTCAATTAGAGTTGTTTAATCTTGGCCTTGCACGTTTAGAAACCGGTGAACTATTAGAAGATGCCAATGGCGCGATGGATAACAATTACGCACTAGAGCGCAAGGGAACATACCCAACTGGCACCACACTTTACTTTGCTGCAGAACAACGAGTATACTCGGGTAATACAGCACCAGAGTTTCCAAGTGAAGATACCTGGTGGTACAATCTTACCACCTGCGATACAAAGCGTTGGATACAAAATGTAGTTGATGGAGTAATAGATGGAACTGGCTCTTGGGTTGATGTATCTGACGCAGACCGTGCCGCCAAGTGGTTTGGGTCATCTAATACATTTGGTGCACCAAATGCCAACTACCTTGCTTACAGTAACAACGCCGGCACAATTTTTGGGCTATTTAAATTTATTTAATATGAAAATTAAAGAGATTACATCTGTCCCAACGGTTTCTAAAAGCAAACGCCAGCACTTGGATGTTATGCCCAACAATGGTAAACCTATTCCCCCAGGACAAGAATCAGAATACTTGGGTAAGTTTGTTGCCAAAATGTCCAGCAGCTATGAACTATGGAACTGGGCATCCAGGGGTTCAAATACATATTATGTATTCAATACAGACACACGTTCCTGTCAACTTGCTACCACTGGCCGTCCATATGTATCAAATCCAAACAGTCTTGTGATTCAAGGAACATACTCAGGACCTGAGAATCAATACCGTGCCGCAGACTTATATGCTTTCTTAATACTAGATCAAGGTTTAACTTTAGTAAGCGATAACAAACAAAGCACAGGCGGCTATCGTGTATGGCAAGAGCTGGAAAAGCGTTATAAGAATATCAACATACACGGGTTTGATACAAAAACCAATCAAGGTGTAAATGTAACAACACAAGACGAACCTGACACTCATGTTGCCAGAGCTGACGTTAAAAAAGCAGGTCCGCAAATGAAAAAAGAATTAGGTTCTATCAGCAGAGACCTGCGCTTTGTAGCAAGTGAAAAATAAACACTTGACAACACAATCAAATAAATATATACTGTAAGTTATTGCTGTATGAAGCAAAGAAAAAAGTGTTCTGGACGAGGGTTCGATTCCCTCCATCTCCACCAAAAGGATTTTCATGGAACAATGGGACAACTATTTTCCTCCATTAAATTTATGGAACTATAGTTTAAGTTGGCAGTGGTTTGAAGATGAAAATCTTTCTGATGGGGATGACCAGGTTTCGACAGGGCAACAAGTAACAGAGTGGACAGCACGGTAATGTGAAAACCGTAGGGTTGGGGGAACTCGGCCGAAGAAGCAAAAAAGTAAACGCAAACGACTCACAGTTCGCATTAGTGGCCTAAACTCCGCTTAGGGTAAGACATACCTCGTAACAGAAATTCAGAACCCGCTTCGGCGGGTTTCTTTTTGGTATAATATTGGTAAGCAGTGCTAAATCGGACAGCATAACTATTTCAGCAACAAGTTTTTGTTGTCTTTAAAAAGGAAATTTATATGAAGAAAATCTTAGCAATTTTAGCCCTAGCAACTAGTGGCGCAGCATTTGCTGGTTCAGTAACTATCGAAGGTCAAAGTATCAACGGCCAAGGCAGTGCAGACCAACAAAACTTTAATATGACAGCTCGTGGTTCAATTAACCAGAACTTTACAGCTCATACTCAAGTTTCAACTACGCAAACTGATGGTACTAACGCAGTATCAACACGTTTAGAAGTTGGTGTTACAGGTCAAGTTGGATTGTTTGGGCCAGTTAGTGGTTATACCACTGTTGCCGTTGGCGAGAAATACAGCACAGCTGGTACAGGTAATTTTGCCTACTACTCAGTTGAACCAGGCTTGACAGCTCCTATTGGCAATACCGGTTTGACAGCTAAAGTTGGTTACCGCTTCCGTACAGCATTGGAAGATGTTAACGTAAACAAAGATACAACACAGACTATCCGCGCTGGTGTATCATATGCTGTTACCAAGCAAGACTCAGTTGGTGTACGTTACGACCAAGTTCGTGGTGATGTTAAACAGAATATTGTTGCAGTAAATTACACACGTAGTTTCTAATTTAGAGTAAATTAGTCTACCAAAGCCACCGTAATTGGTGGCTTTGTCATGACAAGTGTGTTATAATTACTATGTAAGACAACAGTTTTACAACACACTCAAACACAGGAGAACTAAAATGAGTATACCAGCTACAAACGGCTACACAATTCGTCTTGAACTACTCAAGATGTCAAAAGAAATGCTAGAGCAAGATTGGCATGCGCATCGCGACATGCTTCGGGCACAATGGGAACAAGAAGTCAATCTTGTTCAAATTCGAGCCCACTCAGTGGATCAACCAGTTGAAGCAGTTCCAGCACAACCAGCCTTCCGACCTTTCCCTACCGAGGAAGAGATCATCAAGAAGGCCAAGGTCCTAAACGAATTTATCAATACCAAATAAGATAAAGTAGTTTAACCAAAAGAAGTCTATATGGCGAAGAACCATATAGACTTTCTGCTTTAAACTTGCTATAATCAATATACCACCAAAGCATAAGCAAGGTGTATTTTATATAAAAGGAAACTTAAAATGTTGAAGAAATTTGATGAAACCACTAAACAGTACAAACTGTTCCAAGCACTTGTATTGAACGGTGAAACATTGACAGAAGCTGCCATTGCCAAGCGTTTTGGTATTGCCAACCCAACAGCTACAATCAGCCAGATTCGTCAGCGTGGTTATGCAGTTTACGCCAAGCAACGTGTTGCTGGTAACGGTGTTCGTGTTACTGAATACCAACACGGCCAAGCAAGCCGCAAGATGGTTGCTTTAGCATACAAAGCACAGAGCATGGGCATTGCAATCTAATTTAGATTGATTACAAGAGAAAGGCTCTATGAGCCTTTTTCCTTGACCTTAATTGACAAAGGTGTTATAATACTTTTATGAATACAGAAGATCAATACGAAGCATTTGCTCAACGCATGGAAGAAAAGTTTCCAAAGATGTTTGCAAATCCCTATGGCGGATTTGCAGTGGGTCAAGGTTGGTGGCCAATCATTGAAAGTCTATGTGCTAACATTCAACATCATATTGACTGGCGAAACAAGCAACGCAACCGCGAACTTGAACTGCATGCAGCATATACAAGTGGTTATGAAGCACTGGTAAAGTTTTATCAAGGCAAAGCTGCAGAGCCAAGCGACTGGGATGAAAGTAAAGCACAAGAAACACTTGAAAATGGTGTTGAAGTATCCAAAGAAGTCCAACAAGTTGTTGTAGCACAGATCAAAGAAAAGTTTGGCGGTTTGCGTTTTTACTACGACGGCGGCGATGACGAGATC